GTGGATCAGACTATTTCTGCAGTAGGTGCAGCCACCATCACAACGGACCTGGACAGCAGCGGCCTTTCCGATCCAACGACATTTGGGTCAGTGGAATCCCGATTTGATTTCTTCTCTTCCTGGGACAGTTTTGTGATTGTCTCCGTAGCCATCGATTGCCTGATTAAAGAGGAAGCCGATGTCTCTGCGCTTATGATGGAAAAGGAACAGCTGAAAGCCCGGATTACTGCAGTGGCAGAAATGCGGGATCTTGGAGAACCGGTGACCGTCACCGATGTCTCCGCGTATTACACCGATTTCGATTATATGAACTACCTATAATGCAGAGGAATTATGAACCCAGTTCAATATAGGAATGTCCCTAGTTACATAAGCGGGGGCGATTTTAGTGGTGACCTCACAGGGGCCACCATCGATGCAGCACAGTTCAGACACGTTTCCATGACTGTGGTGAACACTTCCACAAACACACCAGTGGGAAATATTTTTATCCAGTTTTCTAATGATGACAGCACCTGGGTGAACGGATCTGGAACTGCCACCGCGGCGATAAGCGGCGGGGAAACCAATCTGCTGCACCATGAGATCCCACACCGGTATGTAAGATTTTTTTGGGATCACAGTAGTGCAGGAGCAAGTTCAACCGTTTCGGTAGCCTACACACTGAAGAGCTGATGAGCCGCGTAAACTTCACATCTTTATACACTGAAGATGCAGAAGTAAACCGGCTGCAGTCTCATATTAAAACAGCACTAAATCCGCTGCTGGAGCTGCCGATTTCAGATGGCGTGATGCTGAAAGATCAAACGATTGAAACGACTGACACCGAAATTAATCATGGTCTTGGCCGAGAATACGAGGGGTTCATTATCACCAGGTTGAAAACCAACGCCACAATTTATGAAAGTGCTACGGATAATCCGAGCAAGAGTCTTTATATCCTGCTGAAAGCCAGCGGGGCCGCGACTGCAGATATTTATATTTTCTGAAGGAAGACATGACCACAGCAAATATGTCGTTAAATGAACCTACGGTAGGCCAGACCACTGGACCCACCTGGGCAACGGAAACCAACAGCAACTGGGAATCAATAGACACGCATGACCACACCAGTGGAAAAGGCGTGCAGCTGACGCCCTCGGCGCTCAATATTAATTCCGATCTAGAATTTAATCTGAATTCTGTAACCGAGTTAAAAAATGTAGTTCTGGATAACACGGTTCATTCTTCCGGTAGTGGTGATACTAATGTTTCCTTATATGTTTATGATGGAAATTTTTACTACCGAAATGCTTCCGGGATTGGTGTACAGATCACAAGCGGGTCAGGAGTAAATACTTCCGGTGGATCAATCGATAATATGACCACCAATGCCCAAGTTAATTTTTCTTCAAACTCTTATTCTTTTAAATTTGACAAAACCCTGTCTGATCCAGGCATGGCCAAAATGGCTTTTGCTGACATCGATCTCTACAAATATAACTCTTCTGGATCTGCTGCCAAAGTCGCACTGAAATTTTTAGGATCTGGAACAACGGCAGCCCTGACCGTTCCGGATGAAACCGGGACTCTGCTTTCCACGGCAACCAGTTTTGCTGGAACCATCAACATTGCCACCAGCAGCTCCAACGCGCCGATCAATTTAAAACCAAACGGCACCGGCCATGTTGCAGTAGGTAATGGGGGTGCATCTGGCAAGCTGACCAGCAACGGCGCTTATGACTTAGTCTTGGATACCAACAGCGGGACAAATTCCGGGAACATTACAATAACTGACGGCACAAACGGCGAGATCACCATCGACACTCATGGAACTGGTGATATTAATCTGACTGCAGGAGCAGACGTTAATATTCCAGCAAACATAGGTCTGACGTTTGGAGATGACGGAGAGAAGATTGAGGGGGATGGGACGGATTTGACGGTTGCTTCCAGTGGTGCCTTAAATTTAACCGCAACTACAGACGTTGTTGTTCCTGCTAATGTTGGGGTTACTTTCGGCACTGGTGAAAAGATTGAAGGTGATAACACTGACCTGACACTGACATCTGGTGCAGACATCAATCTGACTGCAACTGCAGACGTTAATCTTCCAAATAATGTGGGTTTAGTTTTTGGAGATGATGGTGAAAAAATTGAAGGGGATGGGACTGATCTAACAATAGCTTCCAGTGGTGAAATCAATCTTAATTCTGGAACCTTGGACCTCTCTGCTCAAACAGTAGATGTCACTCTTAATGGTGCAGTCGATGCTCTTAATTTTGACAGTAATACGTTATCAATCGATGCCTCAAATAATCGGGTTGGAATAAAACAAGCAGCACCAGGATCTTTATTAACAATTGGAAGCGTTTCGGACAATAACAGTGGAAATACTCCATTGGGTAAAGTGGCCCAAGATCCAGTAATACTTATTAACAACTCATCACATGTAAATTCTGAATCTCAAATATTATTTGGATATAATTCGGGATCAGAAACCTACGCTCCAGTCGCAATATCTTACAAAAATACATCTGCTTCATCTAAAGGCAAAGGTGATTTACTTTTTGCTACAAGAGACGCTACAACCGATTCCGCACCTACAGAAAGAATGCGGATTGACTCGTCTGGAAATGTTGGGATTGGGACTAATGCCCCTTCTGACTTAAATTCGGCAGCAAATGATTTGGTAGTCAAAAATACTGGGAATGCGGGTATTACAATTTTTTCAGGCACAACTTCATCAGGGAATCTTTTCTTTGCTGATGCAACATCTGGGACTGCGGAATACGATGGTTTTCTCCAATACTCGCAAAATGATCAGAAGCTTGACATAGGAACGGCTGGTGCTAGTAGAATGACAATCACTTCCTCTGGAAATGTTGACATTGGTGGAGCAAGTCATGCTGCGAGAAGATTTTCTATTAAGGGCACAGCTAATGATAATAGTGAGAATACAATTGAAGTTCTAAACTCTGATTCTACTACAATATTCAAACTTCTTTCTGATGGTGACCTTCATATACCTTCTGGGAAAGTTGGAATTGGAACTACCAATCCAAGTGTTCCATTGGAAGTTCAATCTACTACAGAAACACCATTAAAGATATACCAAACAGGCACAGGTGGTGGTCAAAATTTATATTTAGAAATGGAGAACGATGGTGGAGGGGATACCTATATTTCAATGCTCCAAGGTTCTTCACAGGGATATATTAAATATAGTGATACCAATGTTATGTCATTTATGACTAATGGAATGAACGATAGGATGAGAATAGACTCCAGTGGTCATGTAATAGTAGGTACGTCACAGATCGGTAGTGCATTATTTACAGTAAACGAGACTAACGGTGGGATGTCGATAGGTAACGGAACCGCATCAGGAGAGTACCGCAAATGCTATTTTTATGAAAACGGAAATATGTATTGGACCAATGGTACTAACGAGGCAAATCTATCAAGTGCAGGCGCGTGGACTAATGCGTCAGATGAAAGAATTAAAAAGGAAATTAATGATATAGATTATGGGTTGGACACAGTTTTAAATTGCCAACCTCGTAAATATAAAATGCGGGATACAGATCAAAAGCAAATAGGTTTTGTTGCACAAGAAATCAAAAAGTTAATCCCAGAAGTTGTTGAAGGTGGTGATCTTATTAAAGAAACCGGTGAAAAAAGATTTTACTCATTAGATTATGGTTCTTTGGTAGCAGTTTGCTTTAAAGCAATCCAAGAACTTTCTGCAAAAGTAACAGCTTTAGAAGGAGCAAAATGACACTAGAAGAAGTTCAAAAAGAAATAGTTTCTATTAAAAATGAGTTGGCAAAGGTGCCACAAATAGAAGGAAGACTTCACCGTTTATTGGGCATGGAAGAGATTTTATTAATCCAAGAAGAGGCAAGTAAAAAACCTGATCTTAAAGTTGCCAATAAAAAATAAAAATGGCACTCCAGAAACAATTTATTCCAATTGATCTTGCTGGCGGAATAGACACCAAAACAAGCCAGGCCATGGTCTTGTCTAGCAGCTTGACCGAGTTGGAGAATGGAGTGTTTTCTGAAGGTTCTACCGTGACCAAAAGAAACGGATATTCCAAACTTTCCAGATCAGTAGCCGGTCCAGTAGGAACGGCGGCGATTTCTTCTGGGGATGCCCTTTCCACATTCCAGGATGAGCTGCTGCTTTTCTCAGATTCAAAACTTTATTCTTATGTCAACGGACGCGATCAATGGGTGGATAAAGGCGGACACCTAAGTGTCAATGTTTCATCCGAGGATGTGATCCGAAATGATTATCAGCAGAGCAGCCCGGACTTTGCTTATGGCGCGGGGCTTTATGCAATGGCCTGGGAAGACACTCAGGGAGGAATCCGGGCCAGTGTCATTGATGCGGTGACCGGGTCAGTTCTACAGAACAATACCAGCATCGATGCAAACGGGATTCTGCCGCGTGTAATTGAACTAAGCCAACGACTTGCCATTGTTTATATCGACACATCAGCAAATAACGTAAAAATTCGGATGTTAGATGTGTCCGATCCGACAACATGGGCGGCGGCAACAAACCTGGCCACCAATACTGCAACTTCTGGGCATAAATTGGATGCCATCGTTTACCAGGATAATGCCGGATTATTTGCGTATCGCGACAATTCAAACACAATCACGGTGGCATACATCACCCAGGATGGCGAAACCGGCAGCGGATTAAATGGGTTTGTGGCTGCTGCCGCAATCGCAGGAACTGATCCGGAAGATAGTTTAACAATTTACCATGATGCCTCGGATCTGAATGATAATGATATTTATGTAGCCTATTCCAAGAATTCTGATGGAAGTGGAATCAAACTGGCGCGGCTTAATTTTGATCTGACCCTGGTAGGCAGCCTGGTTTCAGTAGAAGCAACCTCAACCGCGATCCCGCGGGTAACAATGAACCGTGATTCTGCCGGCAATGTGGTGATTCTGTGGGAGCATGATGAAACCCTGGATTACAATCACCTTATTAAAACGGCAACCTACACTATAAGCGGAACAGGCGGCAGCCTGGGATCGGTCACGGTTTTAAAACGCTCGGTAGGATTAGCCAGCAAAGCATTTTATTACAATGCAAAGTGCTATTTTTTAACCGTCCACGCATCAGATCTTCAGACCACTTATTTCCTGCTCGATTCCACCGGGTTGATAGTTGCAAAAATGCAGGCCGGTTTTGCAGGAGGGTTGCCACCAAAAGACACATTGACCACGGTCACCGATGATGCAGCTGCAGGGATATGGAAAATGCCTGTCCAGGTCAAGACACGCCTGGTTTCTGAAAATAATGATATTTATTCCCTCAAAGGGTTAAGCCTTTCCACGGTTGATTTTACCAAAGCAGATTCATTCCAGGGGATCGAACTTGGCGAAAATATGCACATAGCCGGCGGTTTTATTTCCAGCTATGACAGCCAATCGATTGAGGAACATGGGTTCCATCTCTACCCGGAACCGGTCACTCAATCCACCAATAACAGCACCGGGTCACTTGCAGCAGGGTCATATCAATACCGGGTGATTTATGTCCACACGGACGCCCGCGGCCAGATCCACAGATCCGCGCCATCTGTCTCCATCACGGCAACTCCCACCGGAGGAAGCAGCACCGTCACCTTGACCATTCCATCGTTGCGCTTGACTGAACACTCTAGCGTAACATGCGAGGTCTACCGGACCATCACCAACGGAACCCTGTTTTATAAAGTGGGAGAAGTGGCGAATAACACTGGAGCCAATTCAGTCAGCCTGGCAGATACCGGAGCCATAACCGATGGGGATCTGGTTGCCAAGGAAATGCTTTATACCAATGGCGGAATTGTTGAAAACATTGCACCGCCTGCCACCAGTGTCATGGGAGTTTTTAACAACAGAATTTTTGCAGTCAGTTCCGAAAATCCAAAGGTTCTTTATTATTCCAAAAAGCGGCAGAAAAAAAGCCCGGTGGAATTCTCGGATATTTTTACCATCACAATGAACAAAGCCGAGCGCGTCACGTCAATGATTGAGATGGATGAGAAACTGATCATCTTTGAACCGCAGCAAATTTTTTATATCACTGGAGCCGGGCCAACTGACACCGGCGCCCAGAATTCTTATTCTGAACCGCAGCTGGTCACTTCTGATGTGGGCTGCACCACAGTTGACTCGGTTGTGATCAGCCCGCTTGGAATCTTTTTTAAAAGCCTAAAAGGGATTTATCTGCTGGATCGAAAACTGAACACGGTCTATGTGGGCGCTGCTGTGGAAGCCTATAACAGCGAAACGATAACCAGCGCGGTTATGGTTGCAGACAAAAGCCAGGTACGTTTCACAACCGAAAGCGGCCCGGCACTGATCTATGATTTTTATTACAACAAATGGGCAACCTGGACCAACCATTCCGGGACCGGCGCGGTAACCTGGAAAGCCACAGATACTTATTGTTATCTCAGGACATCCGGCGGCCTGGTCTACCAGGAAGATGCGTCAAACTTTAAAGATGTTGACAGTTTAATTCCGCTGAAACTGACCACGGCATGGATCAAAACCCAACAGATCCAGGGACTGCAGCGGGTCCGGCGTGCATTGGTTTTGGGGGAATATAAATCAAACCATATTCTCAGAACAAAAATTGCCTACGACTTTGAGCAGTTTTTTAATGAGCAGCATGATTTTAATTTCCGGACAGCCACCGGCCAAAATGAGTATGGAGATGAATCACCATACGGATCTGAATATTACGGCGCCGGTACCAACCGGATTGCGGATGGCGTTTACCAGTTCAATATCCATCTGGCGCGTCAGAAATGCGATGCAGTGAGATTTCAGTTTTCAGACACGGTTTCTTCCGATCCCGGTCAGTCCTATTCAATCACAAACCTTATGCTTGAGGTGGGAATGCGGCAACAAACGGCACTTCTCCCGCAGCAGAAATTAATTTGATATGGCTTACACAAACACCATGCAGCCCACCATGTCAGAACAGGATCTTCAGCGCCTGGCAGATATTCTGAAATCACGCGGCGAGGGATTGGCTGCCATTAATTCTAATGAAGCAAATCTTCTCCAGGCACTTGGAGGATCTGCAGAACCAATGCCTGGGACGCAAGGGATGGGACCAGGTGGGGGACCGATTCGGAGCTATCAAGGGCGTGGTAAAGTGGTGGAAAAACCAGGTGAAAGAAAAAAGTCTCAAAGTGGTTGGTCAGATGATGGTTCGACATATACATACAGCGCATCTGAGCAGGCCGTTGTTGACGCAGCCATTGCAGCATCACAACAAGGCGGAAGTGATGGCGGAAGTGGTCAAACTGGATTTGTAGCACCTCCTGAAAAAGAAGTCTTTACAGACTCTTTTGGAAACGAATATGAAACCAAGGCCGAGGCAGACACTGCCAATTACAATATCACTCTGCAGCAGGACAAATTAAAAACCTATTTAAAAAATAGTCTGCAAGCAGATACAAATTACGACACCTTTAAAATTAAATTTAACGAATCTGGACCGATGCAGCCGGAACTGACTTTTGATCAGTGGTTAGCACAAAACCCAGATGCCAGTAAAGACCCAACCGGCGCGATAAAATCACCACAGCAAGTTCAGCAAGAATACAACGCCGCGGTTCAAAGCGGCGCCATCAAAATGGTGCCGTCTACCAAATCCCAAAAAGAGCAAAATTATTCTCTCCTTCCAGATGATGAAATTGAGCGGATCTTTAATGAGCAGATGGTATTAAAAGGAGAAGCTGCACAAAGCCAGGTGGATGGATTTACAGATACCGTTTCCCAGATATTACTGACATTCAATCAACCTGGAACGATGCAGGACATCGAAACCCTCACCTTTGAAGACATTCAGTCGCAGCTGCCTGCCGGGTTTGAGGCATTAAGCGAACAAATGAAAAGAGGGATCTTTAAAAAGCTCCAGGATAATGCGGTCAAGGTGGGAAGGTTCACTTTAACCCCGGAAGAACGCGCCGAGTTTACGACATCGGCACCCACCGTTGATCCGGTTGCTGATGCAGGAGCAGTCACCATTAATATCGGAGATCAGACTTTTTCAGAATGGTGGTCTAATGCAGGCGGCGGAATGGCAGAAGACGGCAGTATCTTTGGACCTTATGAAACTCTGGAAGAAGCAAGGGCTGCTTACATGGCGGAAGCAGGGTACGAAGCCACCGCACCCACAGTAACCGGCACCGGCACCGTCACGGCACCAACCATAACAGCTCCGGCGGAAATCGATGCTGCGACTGTGGGCGAGGTTGCCGATGTTACAGCACCAACCTTGGACACGGTTGATGATATTACGGCACCAACAGCAGACGCCGTCACCGTTGGAGAAATTGCAGATCCTGGGCAGGTTTTTATTGATGAAATCGTTGCTCTGGATATTGAAAACATTGGAGCAATCGATGATCTGGATGACATCACTCAAATTTTAAAAGATAGAGTTTCCGGAGAAGCCACAAGCCCAGCGCAGATTCAACTCCAACAGTCCACGCAAAACAATGTCCGGCAGCTGCTTGGTTTGGAAGCAGGCGCCACCGCAGACCCGGCGAAGCTGCGGCAGATCCGGCAGCTTTATGCAGAAACGCAACAGGCCGCCGCAGGCCAATCAGCACTCCTTAGATCCCAGGAAACGCAGCAGGCGGAGCAGGCACTGATTGATGTAGCAAAAACCAAAGGCGCCCTGGAGATGGAAGCCGAGCTGGCAAACCTGGAAACCAGGCGCCAGGTGGCGATTAAAGAAGGAGATTTTGAAAGCGCACGGCAGCTGCAGATCGCGCAAGCATCTCTCACCAAAGTGATCACCCAGGCAAACATTGACCGAGATTTAGAAGCAGCAGAACTAGACGCAGAAACTCGGACCAACATTGCGAACCTGGACAAAGATATTAGGTTGGCAATCCAAAAAGGAAACATGGAGCAGGCTGCAAGCCTGGCAAACCAGAAAACTGCGCTTGAGATTGGAATTGCCAATGCCGATGCAAAAACAAAAGCGAATATTGCAAACCTGGAAATTAAAGCAAAAATTGCAATAGAGCAGGGTCAGCTGAACCTGGCTGCTGATATTGAAAATCAAAAAAACACTCTGCTCACAAATTTGAAGCAGGCGGATCTGGATCTGCAGACTACGATTGCCAATTTAGAAGCCCGCAGAATTCTTGCGATTGAGCAGGGAAAACTTGATTTGGCAGTGGCACTGGGGAACCTGGAAAAAGAAATCATTCTTTCCCGGACAGATGCCGAGCTGGCATTAAAATCAAAGGCGCTAGATGACGCCGTGGCCTTGGCCGCCTTTGAAGGGATGCAAGCTTTGGAGGGGATCGATTTGAAGGTGGATCTCGCGCAGATGGAATCCGATTTAACAACTGCAGGATTTGAATTAAAAAGAGATCTTGCTGAATTAGACGCCGAGACACAAAAAGAAATAGCTTATTATATTGGTCAATATAAATCAGCTATAGCACAGGCGGATAGGAACACTGAAAGAGAAGGCGCCCTTTTAAAATTGATAGGGGGTGCTTTGGGCGCGTGGGCAACTGTTGCAGCTGCTGGTTCGGATTATAAGATGAAACGTAACATCCGCGCAGCTGATGACCAGGTGGAAGGTTTTCTGGACGCGCTTAATGCCTACCAATATCGATATAAGGATGAGAACGCACCTGGTGCAGACGCCGGAATGTTTGTGGGCGTGATGGCCCAGGATCTGGAAAAGACGCCGATGGGCGCCTCATTTGTAACCGATACCCCACAGGGCAAGATGGTTGACTATGGCCATGGGCTGGCCGCCATCCTTGCTTCCCAATCCAATTTACATGACCGGCTCCGACAGCTTGAGGAGGGATGATGGTAGAACCAGTATCTGATATTCAGTCAGCTGAAGAATATTATAATTTTCTTGTAGACTCCGGACAATTAAAACCAGAGATTTTTGAAGAGCATAAAATGCTCCAAGAAAGATTTGGATCTCCTACTGGAACTGTCACCGAAACCATGACCGATACGGCGATCACAGAACCAGGGACCACAGGCGCAGGACCGGAACTGGATCGCTGGAGAAGCCTGATGGACCCAGATCTTCCGATGCCAACCGAGCAGGGATTTCAGCAGGCTGGAACTGAGGTTGAAGAAAGTCTGACTGAAGTTGAAGGAATGCGCCCGATACAAGAATACGCGCAGGGATTGATGGATGAAAATCCTGTACCAGGCGCTAGGCAAAATGATGACAGACCACTGTTTCAAAGATTAATGACAGCAGGCGCCCGCCAAAATTTAAAACGTACACCATCCATAAAAGTTGAGCCGGAACCAGAACCAAAGGATGAAGAAGCTGCACTGGTCCAGGAAGAACTAAAGCCGAAGGATGAGGATAAAAAACCTAAACCGGGAACAGAACCAGAAACTGATCGGGATGCCTATCAGGTCAGTCTTTGGAAGGATGAAGTAGGGGAAGCTATTACCAATCCCACAAAAAAAACCATTTACGATGAAATATGGGAATTTGCTGATCAAATGGCAGTGCCGGAAATATCACAGGAAGGAGGGTTTCGGTTTTTTGGAAATAAAAAAGATGACTATGTATTGGTCCGGGAAAAAATTAATGAGGACATTGATAAATACGAAACCTCGATCCAGGACATAGCACAGGAAAAGCAGAAGCCTCCTTTGGAGGGATCAAACATGTGGCTCGCCATCCTGGGCGTTGCACTCGGTGCAGCCGGATCGGCATTGACCAGGACACCCAACGAAGCCATGCAGATGCTGAATAGTTTCCTAGACCGGGAACAGCAGAAATTTCTGAAGTCTAAAGAAATGAAGATGCGGTCTGCAGATCAGCAGCGGCTGGATCTGATCCGCCGGCGCGGGGAATTGCTGCAGCAGTTTCAGAATGAAACCAACCGGGTGCTGCAAATCTCACAATTCCAACTCCAAAAGACAACTGCCAAAGCAAACATTCAGCGCATCCAGGATCAGCTGAAGATGGCCGAGGATGAAAACAAAAAGACATATGAGCTGCAACTGGCAAAAATTTTAAAGGATCTGGTTGTTTCTGAAAACACGCTCAAAGCATCGATGGGCAAATCCGAGCGGGAACGGTATGCCT